GTGGTCATTTGCAAAAGTTTCAGGGAAACTGCGGTAAGCAGGATAGAGAACATTACAACCCAAACTATCTGCTTCACTGACAGTGTTAGACACCCAGTCTTGTAGCGCACAATTAAAAACAACCCGAGAATCGTTAACGATATTATAGTAGTCATTCTTATTCAAATCCTCATAAACCTTTAATCTACCAATAGCTTGCATTTGTCGTGTACGTTGCATGTAACTGTCGTTGTTACTTCGTAGCGTTGATCCTGAACATACCGCAAACTCTATACCACTGACAGGATGACGTTCAAAATAAGCATCAATCAAATCCATATAGAAGTCTGGTTGCTTTTCTTGATCCCAACGTGCTGAGAATACAACACGATGTTTGCGCTCATTAAATGGTTTAATAGTGCCAACACGCTCAATGACTTCTTGTTTACCAAATGCTAGACCGCTGATATTGTAGATAGGACTCTTCCAACCTGCAATCTTCATATGCATTGCCATTTCTTCGTTACTTGCGAGAACACCATCTACAAAACTGTCAACCATCTTTTCATAATGGCCCATAAACTCAGACATACCCCATACATGAACAAAATCATCAGGGTCAATGGACTGAGCAAGACAGCGAACATAAATCCGAGGCCTGTTAACTTTGTCGATTTGTTTAAGAATATAGGGAAGAGACTCAATGCCTGGCTGAAACATATCTTCAAAGTAGATAACATCTTCATTGTTGAGTAATCCTTCTTTCATCCATTTGATTAATGTCATTAGTTGACTCATACCAAAGTATGTACGACCATGTGCGTCAAGTACTTGACCTGTTACAATTTGTTGGTCAGCAGATAATGTGTCACCGGGTACAACAACATAATCAATACCTCTACGTTTGAACACACGTTCATTCCACTCTGTAAGTTGTAGAGTATATCTTGCTTTATAGGGTTCTAGACCCATATAATATAGTGTTCTCATTATTTTCTCTCAATATCTTCTTCTTCGCACATAGTACCATATTGAACTTCAATAATTCTACATGGAACATCAAACGGATTGTATAGCCTATGCCAATCATTCATTGGAATAACTATTTGATTTAATGTATCTAATTCTACCGTAGGTAGTTGATAACCATTTGGCATTCTTTGCTCTACTGCACATCTTCCTTCTGATACATGCCAATATTCTGCTCTATGTTTGTGTCGTTGTAAACTTAAACTTTTACCAGGTTCTACTGTTAATTCTTTTACTTTAGTACCGGGCACATCATGTAGTATACGATAGTATCCCCATTGACGCAATGTTTTAGGTTGTTTCCATTCACGTAGAATCCAAGAACTACTATTCATTTTGTTCTCACCACCAACACCAAATTCAAAAGTGATGTTAGGAACAGTCATTTCGGGAATGTTATCTGCTGTTCTATCTCCACCGTTAGCAAAGATAATTTCAGCATAAGGAAATTCACGTTTGATTAGAACCAGTAAATCTCTAGCAGAACCATCATCGTCATTAAACGTCATAGTTGCATGTACGTCTTTCAATGAACCTACAATGGCTCTACGTTCTTCTATGGGCATAAAAGGTTGACCTTTTTTACGGGCCAACCATGCGTCACTGTTGATACCTACAATTAGTAAATCTCCTAGTTGTTTAGCGGCACGAAAGTATTCAATGTGACCGCTATGTAGTGGATCAAAGCCACCAGTGACTACTACTATTTTCATCTAACGACTATTTCATCCCAGTTGTTTTTTACTGATTTACCAGTAAGATGCTTATTGTGTTGACGATATACGTAATTACGCATATCATACAATGTCACCTCGTCAAATTTATAACCATAATCTACGCAAAAGTCACGATACTTTTCCAAGTCATCGAAAAGCTGTGCGACTTTAGGATTGTGTTTGATTTGAGGTTTTGCCATTTTTATATTTCCTTTTAAATAGCGAGTTGTTGATAGGGTCTTGTTGTATTGTAATAAATTGTAGCACCGTTCTCATTATCTTCTGAGACTGTGATTTCAATATTACGCTCGGGATAGCGAGTAGCAATAACTTCATAGAGGTCATCACTAATCATTTCACACGACTTATAATTCAATTCAAGTGTTCCGCCTTTATAGAGGTTTTCTAACCAGCGTTTAAATTGAATGAATTCAATATCCCTGTCATTGTGAAATACTTCAATCGCCACATTAAAGTGAAAGATGTGACGATGTGGAGTTCCTAAAAAGCTAACATCATACTCATCGCCTGTTTTAAGGTTAAAGTCTGATGCCGCTGCCGGGTATTTGTGAATACCCTCTTTTTGAAATGTAACAAAAATCATACGCTTGGCGTGATGTTTGATTTCAATGCGTTTCATTTGTAATGCTTGTTCTCTTTGTTCCATTAGTAAGTCCTATTTATACAGTCATTATTGGTTTAGTGGTTATCATCAAATCTTACTGATTGTCCTTCTTCATATTGCGCTTTTCTTAAATCACGCAATTGAGTTAGGTATATATTTTTAGTCTCACGTAGTTTAGCAAGTTTATCTAGGTCAACCATTTCTGCGTTTTCAAGATTACTAATCTGTATATCAATTAAACGATACGATTCTTCTAAAGTTTTAATACGATTGGTGTATGGCATGATTTCATCCGAATGTAAAAAGATTGTTTAACACTTCTTCTGAAACCTTTGCTTTAGTACGAACTGGTTCAATATCTTCAAGAATATATCCCATTTCATCATCGCTATCTGATTCTTCAAAGTGCATGTTAAACATAGTTCTAGCGTTAACTGTTTTCTTACCGCTAAATCCCTGACTACCACTAGACATTTGCTTCCACAATGAACTGTGTTGATTGATTACATCGTGGCTTTCTTGTCTAGTTTTTTTTGAAAATACTTCTTCAATAATATCTTTAAATTTAATACCTGTTGACTTTTGTTGAATCATTGCTGGAGTGATACCTTGCTCATACCTACGATTTCCTTCTTGTACGGCATAGATATGCTGATAAACATTGTGACTTTGAATCAACGTATAACTTAATGTATCCCAACTTGTTTTAGTCTCTTTACCATGTTGACCAATAAAGCCTTGACCACGATAGCATACATCACGAACTAGTAGTTTATCAGTAACTGGACTATCTGTAAAGACAGAATGGATGCCGTCTTGTAATACTGCGTCCCTAAACTTACGATTGTCATTAGCATAGTTTTTATTCTCTGCCGTTTTGGTCATCGAATAAGCCCACTTCTTATTATCTTCAATAGTGTTGTTAAAGTAAGCCAAACCTTTAGCCGCAGAAAAGAAAGGACTAGCACAGTCAAATGTAATTTGCAGTTGAGGGTTATGATACTTACGGATAGCTTTTTGTATATCTGTAAAGAGAACGGCGTATTCCAATATTGACACGCCCAAGCAATGAATGAGGTCATGTTTACCTTCTTGTAATAATCCATCATAGATAATATCAACCATTCTACGCAATGTCAAATGAATGTCAATCTTGTTTTGTCCACCAAACGCCCATCCGTTGAAATGATTGTCAGGATAAATGTTTGGATCGCAATACTTTTTCATTTCTTCATACCAAGCATCGCTTTCAGTATGATTAGTACCCTGAAGAACATTTAAGAATTTACATTTACCATTACGATGTTCAAGGAAATACTCATTATTAATGTGTGTTGCATCAATAGCGTCTTGAATGTTGCGAATGCCGTGTAATGGGATAGCTTTCTTGTTCAAGAATGATTGTGATGGGATATCTAAAATCATTCCATAATCCATGTATGTGTCCATCCAACGCAATACTGCTTTGCGCTTTTCCATCGCCTTAGGACAGTTAGGATCTTTCCAGTTAGCAGGCCATTGACCCTTAAGGATCTGAAATCCACCAGAATCACCCAACATAAAAGTACCTTCTTCACGTTTGCGAATAATACTTTCATTGTGGTCATTTTTATCTGGATCTAAGTTAGCATGACCAGCACTATACAAGCCCCACTTATAATAGTACAGTCCTTCTTTACTGTTTAAGAAGTTTAGTTTCTCAACGTCACCATTAAAGCCTGCAGGTATACGTTCTTTAGGAAAATAATCTTCACCTTCACGTTGTTTGCCTAAGCCAGCAATATAAAAACTACTGACCGCAGGCAAAAATAACGCCCAGTCTGATTTTTGTTGTTGTGATAAGTTTACTTGTTCCATTAAGGTACCATTGAGGGTTTAATTGCGTCATATCCAGGACTCTCAATTAAAGTTTTAATCATTTTAACTTGATGTTGCTTTTCTTTAATTTGATCCACTAAGTCTTTGATAGCTGGATTGTCTTTTGCTAACGATTCAATTTCTAATTCTTCGTTGCGTTTTTTAGCGGCCCAATTCAATAATGATTCAGCCTCACCTGTCAGACCAATACCTTGGATTCCCATATTCAATTGAATCCAATTATTACCATCAAATACTTCTATCTTCTGCATACTAATATTATAACGCATATTACCCACACCCTGCGCACCACTATACCCATTAACATAGGTATTTGACATACCACCGGATACAGTAATATAGGGTGAAGTAGTATGTATATTGCTTATCATTTTACGTTAGCAGGCAATAGATAACGATATGTAGCAGTGCCGCTATCAACAATAATTTCTGTTGCACCAGCATCACTCACACGAATAATTTTGTCACCGACCAGATCCATAATGCTAATGAATTCTTTGACCGGCCAAGTAAAGTTTTTACCATTGAGAGAGCCACTAACATCAGACTGAAATACAAAGTTACCATTGTGAGTACTTGGATCACCAAAATAAATTTTCAAATCAGTGCCGTCAGTTTTCATAGTGAAATGTTCTTCTTCACTATTAGCTTGTGATTGTTTCTTCAAACGTTGAATACCTGCGATTGTAGGTTCAAACTCTACGCCCCATGATGCACCTTTAAAGGCAACAGTGCGAACCTTTTCTTCTACCATAGTTTTACCCATTAGTCGATAGTCGTTTACAAAGTCACTGTTCTTTGTTTCAAAGTGAATCACTGTTGGTTGATCAGGGTCAGTTGAGTTTGTTTTCTTAACTGTTATAACTGATTCAGCATCATAGTCATCAAACCCTAAAATAGTTTTTAGTTTACCTAAGTTAGGCATACCAAACGTACCAATAAAGTCGTTGATAGGATTCTTAAATGCACCGCTAATAATAACAGTCTTGCTTTCTGCAACTGCATTAATTTGTGTGTCTTTATCTGTTCCTGTGATTTTAATTAATTCAATCACACCTAAACCATGTGTATGGTCGATTAAGTCTTTTAGAAAGTCTTTCATGTATTTCCTTTTAAATGTATACTACTATTTAGGTAGTTATGTTCTGTATTATAATGGTAGTTAATGCTAAAGTCAACAACTAATTTACCCTATTCAAATGTAAACAAGTCATCAAAAGTAGATTTAGTATCTGTATTAGAACGTAAGTCCCAACCTAAAACACCTAATAAGTTTTCAATTTTTTCATCAACTAATGTGCGTTCCATTTCGTTGTCATCAAATGGCAACTCTTTAAACCAATCAGGTAATCTTAATTCATCTGTTGGGTATGCAATACTAGTCATGCCTAGTGGATTGGGTTTTAGTTTACAAACAACAATCTTCATACCATCTATAATTTTCATAGAATAGTTGTCGCTATTTAATTTTCGTAGATAGTTATAATTGATTGCGGCTAACGCATGACCAACACCACACTTACCAGTCTTCTCCCAGGCAGTTGAGTGTTTAGTTAAGTTGTTAACACTTTTTGGTGAACCTTTTGTCCAACTGTCTTGCTCGGATAAATTACGCTTAAAGTCTTTGATAACATCAATAACTTCATCACGCCTTTTACCTTGTTGAAGTACCATTTCAAGTACGTTCATCAAGAATTCTTGAATGTATTTAGGAGTATCAGCACGTTTCAAGTCAAGACCCATTGCTTTGATATCACCGAGTGCACCGTCTTTGTCTTTACGCTTACCTTCTTTATCAAAAATATTAATTGCATAACGCTTTTTAACAATGAAGATAGCACGATCACCGATCAATTCACGACCAGCTTTAATAATCTCACCGTTCTTGCGTGGCGTGTGAAATGCACGTTCTAAGAATGCAGGAAAACTACTGTTAGCCTCATCAGCAATAGCATCATACACTTGAATACAAGCATCCTTATTCCAAGTAAGTTCACCATTCTCTATTTGAGTTTTAAGAATAGGATATGCACTAAAGTAACAACTATCTGTATCACCATAGACAATTACAGGACCTTCGTGATTATAGTCTCCTGCTACTGCTTGATTGATTTGGCTCATCATGTGTTTAACAATCTGACGACCGGATAATGTAACACTTTGACCAATACGCTTATCGTAGAAACGACAATGTTCATTTAACAATGCACCATATGCAGAGTTCAATAAAATTTTACGAACAAGTTGACGCTTATCATAGTAATCATACATATCAGTACCATACGCCTCCTTAGCTAACTTTTGAATTGCTTTGCGTTCAGTATACCAACGAGTTAGTAGACCAGGAATAACACCTTCTTTTTCATAAGTAAAGATTGTACCATTCGCTGATATCATCCAAGGCTTATGACTGTCAAATATAAGTTTCCATATCTCTGCCGCACTCATTTCTATACTGCGTCCATCTTCATAGTCAAGGGTAAGCATTGTCCCTCGTTCTTGATTCATAATAGCAGTATACTCTAAACTACCAAACAAACTCTCCCATAAGATTGCGCCTGTAACTGAATCATCACCATCTTTGTAGTGTTTCTTTTCTTTTGCAAGTTCCAGACCACGATCTTTCATGTATTTGTCTGTGAGGCTTTGTCTGACTTGGGCAACGATTGTTTCCGGGGCCATGTTAAGAGCACGGATCGCTGACGGGTAGAGTGAGTTAATATCGACTGCTCCGACCCATTCGTGCATGCCTCTTTTGGGCGTAGCAACGAAGGCACCTGCCGCTTGTTGGATTTCATCTGCATTATCATTTTTCCTTTTCTTATCTGGAACAACTAAACCACGTTCATGTGCTTCATTCATAATTGCCATTTCAATCATAGCAACTGAACCCATAACAGTCGGTAACAAAACTGTATTCTCATGCGCTAGTGCGTTAGCAAGATCCAAGAACTTTAACTTGTTATGAATCTTGACCAACAACATTGTATCTTGTCTGTTATATTCTAAAAACTTTTGCCAGTCTTTATTGTATAACTGATCCAATGTACCTTCGTATTGAGTTTTGTTTTCCCCGACTTCCATCTCACCAATCGCATCTAGTTTATAACTATGGCGACTCTCGTAGTTGTATTTCTTATACAACTGCAAATAGTCAAGGTGAATACGACCAATCAAGTCATAAGTAGTTTCTACTTTACCGAATCGTTCATATTCTCTTGGCTTAGGTAACTGACCCATTAGACAGAATTTGCGTGTATCGTCTTTACTCATTACACGGGTGACACGATTAACCATGTAAGGTATATCATAGCCCTCTGAGTTCCAACCAGTCAACACATCTGCATCTTCAATCAATTCAAAGAATGTATCAAACATTTCCTTTTCTGTTTTGAAAAGCAATGTGTTCTCAAACCTACGTGTGATTTCCCATGCTGTTTCTTCACTCATATGCTTTGGTGCAATACACAATGTTATCAATGTGTCTTGCCAATCCAAATACATACTGATTGCAGTTACAGGATTGAATGGATCATCTGTAGGACTGAAACCCTTTTCTGGATCAAAGTCTACTTCAATGTCAAAGAAACAAGTATGAAGTTTAGGAGGTTCAACCTTAAGATAGTTATCAGATAGGCATCTGAATACTACGTTAACATCACTCTCAAATAAATTTTTACCTGAATGTATTCTGCGTTCTTTTTCAAACTCGCTACGTTTGCGTGTGCTGAATCTGCTTACAGGTGTACCGAATATGCTACGATACTTACCTTTATTATCGGGATAATAAAATGTATAGTTTGCAGGATATTCTTTGTAGTGACGTTTTTGGTCTTGGCCCCGCTCAACTACAAATATTCTATCACTGTCTCTATCGTGGATTGCGTCAATGTACATGTATGTTATCAAATAATTTTTTAGCAAAAGCCATATGCGTCTTTGGTCCTGGATGCATATTATCTAATGCTTTGTCAACTAAACAACTATCTATAGTTAGTTTATCGTTTAGTGTTGGGATTGCTATAATAGGTCTTCTATACAATAAACCATCAGTTGTTCCTATAACAAAGTGATGAGATATGTTTTTAGATACTAGATATGAATAGCCATGATGTATACTTATGAAATTTCTAATAACTAAATTTTCTTCTTCTAATTCAGGTAATCTTTTAATTACACTTCTATCATAGTTATCCCATTCAATAATAGATGAATTGTATTTCAAATTACTGAATGGTTGTCTACCAAAATGACTCCACATTACAACACATAAATCATCATCATTGAATTTGAAATTCAACAACTTCCATAAGATGTGTATGTTACTTGCTCCGGGGTTACTACAGTTAACTACTTCCAAGTTAAGCATATTGGCTAGTAAACTAGGCCATGCTAGTTTACTATGTGATAGGCCAGGATTGTTTGGTTCAACGTGACAATCTTCAAGCCCATGCCCATATGTGTATGAACACCCGAATGCAATTAACCTACTCATAGAGTCTTGCCGACTGTCTCCAGGATAGTATTGAGTTCTTCGTTTTCTTTGTTTGTTTCGCCAAGTCTGGCTTTGTATGCAGTACGAACAGCCTTCTTTAATAGACTTGGCTTGATTTCTAATTCTTCTGCAACTGCTTTGATTGTATCATTAAGACCACCATTTAGTGTTTCGATTTCATGCATAGTTGTCATGCCTTCGTTGATAAGTTGTGTTAGCTTGATTTTTGCTTCACCGTTAAATGTGCGTTCTGACATAGGTTCTCCTTAAATAATTAGTTAGTGTACATTGACTGCGTAACAAAGTCAAGTATTTTGTGCAGATTCTGGTAAGATACATATAAATAATCTATATGATTAACAAACCCAAGGTCTTGTTGTACTTGGATCACCCTAGATGCTCCGTCCAATGCTGCCATGGTATCATTCGTTCTCTCAACCCAAAATACACTGTTGATATCTTTCAGCAACATCAAATCAAAGAATCCCTTTTTAAAAAATACGACATTGTTGCTTTCCCAGGTGGAATAGGGGATAGTGATACATTTTACACCTCACTCAAACCCAAAATGGATATCATTAAAAATGAAATCAGTAAGGGTAAAAGGTATCTTGGAGTATGTATGGGTGCTTATTGGGCAGGTCATCATTACTTTGATATCCTCGATGGTGTCAGGTGTGAACAATATATCACACGCCCAAATACTGATGTACGTAGACCATTTAGTACTACAACCCCTGTAACATGGGAAGGTAAAAAGTATGACATGTTTTTCTATGATGGTTGTTCACTAGTGGGTGATAGTTCTAAATTTGATACTATTGCTACGTATTCAAACAATGATCCAATGGCTATAATGCAAAATCGTATAGGACTAATCGGTTGTCATCCCGAAAGTGATGAATACTGGTATGACAAACCTTATATGAAAAAGTATTGGCACAACTTTGAACATCATACTCTACTACTAAACTTTGTAGATAAACTGATGGAACGTTAAATCTTACCTTCGACAATCTTCTTTACTAGTGTGTGAATGCCTGGATTGACTTTCAATACATGTGGCATCATTTCATTGCGAATATAATTTCTTGTATATTTTGTGTCCTTGTTTGATTCATCTTCGATCCAAGAAACATTATGTTGTTCACACCATTTAACTAATTCACTCTTGCGTGTAGTTAAGAATGGGCGCAATACATTGTTTCTTGTTAATGGGATAACTTTAGGGGTGCCATGCAATGCTGACCAGATATATGTTTCAACACAATCATCTAAATGGTGGCATGTAATGACTGGGCCTAGTTCACTTAAAAAATCATAGCGTTCCCTACGCCAATATTCTTCCATTGATTCTTTTGAGTCACGTTGACTCCGAGGTGAACCATACAACATGGCAAGATTATTATCACTGCAATATCTAGCAACAAACTCAGCGGCTTTTTCCCCGTGTTCTGTTCTGTGATTAAAATGGGCAATCGTTACATCATGTTTTCGTTTGAGAAAATCAACAATAGCCATACTATCAACACCACCGCTACATGCGATAGTGATTCGTTTGGGTAAGGGAACGGTGATTTTAATCATCTATGCATTATAGCACAGAATGTATTTTATTGAAAGATTTCAGGGTGTTTTTTACCAAACACCTTCATGTACTTGCCCGCCATCATATCCGCTTCCATTTCTATAGGACTTCCTGGGTAGCTGTCCCCGGGTTCAATCATGCCCAATTCACCTTGACGGCAGTGAACTAATTCATGGAATACAGTACGCATAATGTCAACTAAGTTACGATTTTTTACATAAACCCAAACATCATTAGTACCTTCAGTATGACGACCAGTATGATGGCCTTGCTGTGCTTCTTTGTGGTCATATGACCATTCGAATTTAGGTTGTGTTTCTAAATTAATTTTGTCAACAGTCCAACGAATAAACTCTTGCATAATAGGAAGATTATCAAAGTCAATGTGTTCTTCTTCCTGTTCGTCAAGTTTACCTTTTATCCAGTTGTCAGGTGTTTTCTTATATTTGTGTACGAACAAATTGTGTAGTGCTTTGCCAGTAATCTTATGCTTTTTTGCAATATTTTGCATTAACTTATCAATAGTATCGTAATCATGCTTTTTCAATGACGGTAGCTTCTGAGCCAACTCAGAAGCCGCACTTTCTAATACAATCGTTTTGTAAATCATAAGTTAATTGGTTCAAAATCTGTTACAGGTTCACCATCTTCAAATTGGCGTGTGTGGGTAGCTCCCAATTCTTTTAAATACTTATCTAATAAACTAGAAAATTCTTCGTTAGGACTATTATCTTCCGATGAGGTATCGTGTACTTTTTTGTCCTTAGCTGAACCGCGCTCATTCACCCAGTCTATA